CGTGTCGATGTCTGACTGCGAGTCGGTGGGCTGGTCTTCTACTATCATCAGGTAGGTGAGGGTGGCGGCTGGCTCCCCAAATTCTTTTGTAATTTTTCGGAAGGTTCTGCTGAGCATGAGCAGCCTGTCGTTACGGTTGCTGTGACCGCTGCCGCCAAACGTGGAGGTCATGTCTGGCGATTTCAGATAAACACCCGCCTGAACAGCTTGCGAAAGTATTCGCTCTGCCGCTTGATGGTGCCGAATTGTGATTGCTTTTTTAAGTAATAACTTGTCAATAAACATCTGGTCATTGACGCGAGCGCGGCCAACACCACTGTCGGCTTGCTCCAAGCTGATGGCATGACGGCGGTGGAGTGCCGCCGTTCCTATGTCGTTGACCTGCTTAGGTTTCAATGTCCCAGTCATCGTCTGTCTCATGCCAGTCTGGAACCCTAGCGGTAAATGGATCAGGCATGTCCTCTAGCTTCAGTTCGCTGTAGCGCCCAGTCGGTATGTCGTAATCCAAAACGGTGCCGCCCGTTGCTCCGATCCACTTAAACCTAACCTTCCAGACATGTATTTCGCTGGCCTTCTCAGGACTGAGGTGTACCGTGATCCCCAAGTCAGCCTTAGCAAAGAATGCTGCGCTGCCTGAGATGTTCATTCCTTTTGGCACTGCTGTTGTGCCGTCAGGATTGGTTGGCATCTTGGCTGGGTGAGCAATAAACCAAATGTGTATCTGGTTGGCTCTGGCAAACGCGACAAGCCGAGTGAGCATTTCGTTGATGCCCTGATGCTCGTTATCCACCGACTTGCTTTGCGAGATGTAATTGTACGGGTCAATAACTAAGCCTCTGATGCCTAGCCTCATAACAGCTTGCCTAGCTCGGTCTAAGATGCTGTCGATGGTCGCAGCCTCGCCGCCGCGCTGCTCTAAGAACAAGAAGTGATCGTTGACCCATTTCATCGCAGACACCGACTCAACCCTGCTCATTCTGTCAGGCATCCCTTCAAAGAACGGCTTGCCCACATACTTTTCACTAAGCTTGGCAATGTGCAGCGGGGGCGGATTCTCAAAGCTAGCAACAGCAAACCGCCACCCATCAGACTGCGCTAAATTAACCATTATCTGGTCAATAAACTCTGACTTGCCAGATCCCGGCAATCCAGTGACCACAGACAATTGCCCCGGCACCACAGTGAACAGCTTATCCACAGACGCCAGCCCAGTAGACAGACCGCCCACCAGTCCCTTGTCGTAGAGGTTGGCAATGTCTAGCGCATAGTCATCCGCAGAATAAACGCCCTCCAATGGCATAGCCGCAGCCTGATCTATCGCAGAAGCGAGCGCCTCTGGCCCAAGCTTTTGCAGAACATCGTTTGCATCTTTGCATTCATCAGGCCAGTCAACAGCCCAGCACTTAGCCCTTCCGATTCTTCTCGCCAGTTCCTCAGCAAGAGCAACGCCAGCGTCATCGCCATCAACAGCAATGACCACTCTGTCTACCCGCTCAATCAAATCCTTTGCCGCCCAAACATAAGAAAACTTATTGTCCTCCTCTGGGCTTGGCTTCTTATCTGAAACTTTGATCGGTGCGCCGTTGGGTACGCTAACGCAGTAGTCGATCCCTGCTGTGGCACACGCCAGTAAATCCATTTCGCCCTCGACAATCACAAGGACTGTCGCATCGTCCGAGATATGCTCAACACCCCACAGGGTTCTCGCCGCCCCGTCTTGAGTGAACGCTTTGGATTCTATGCTTCGCCACTTCACGGCTTCTTTGTTGCCGTAGACAAAACCGATGGCGCTTTGCTCGCCGTGGCCGTGGAAGAATTTTTTACCATTTACCACTGAATACTTGTCTGCCAGTGCTGGGTTGATGCCCCGCCCCGAAAGATATTCGCTGATCAATTCTTTGTTGGTTGTCTTGGGAACAGATATCGCCCTGATCTTAGGCGCTGGTTCTCGGTAGTCAGGATGCTTGGTCTTGCCTGTTATCCCGCAATGGTGGCAGTAGTACAGCGTGGTGTTACCGTCCATCGTCAGGCTGAGAGTTTTCTGTCCTTTTTTCTTTCTGCTGCTGCCGCATGATGGGCAGACAATTCTTGTGTCCTCGGTGTACTGGACTAGGATTGAATCCAAGTCTTCTCGATTTAGCATTTGCACTCCTGCTTTTGCTGTGGTTAAAATCAACCGTCAGGTTGTCTTAGGAATATGCCAAGCCAAGCAAATGCTTAGCTTAGAAATTACCTTAAAAATAATTAGGAAGATGCCTAAGTAGGCATATTCCTAAGGAACTCCTCCTCTATCTCTTCTACTAAGTCATTGACGGCTCTTGTTCTCTGCACCCCATCAAGCCTCGCCGCATCAAGGGCTTTGCGCCTCAACTCAAGCGGGTGTTCTACCCGTATCCCTGCTGCTTGCTTTTCATCGTAAAAGAATTTGATGGCATCAATACGCTCACGGGCGCTGCTGCCGTCTAAGTCCTTAACTGTCTGCAAGATCATTTTTCTCTGTAACCGTAATTTCTGCTCTTGGGTTATCACGATCTAGTCCCCAGAAAATATGCTTCTCTTTGACCTGCCTATCGTTCTTGTAAATCTTATCTTGCATACAATCTAAGATTACACTTTCATCTAGGTCAGGTCTTCTTGTTGCGTAAAAAATAGTTATTGTGACCGACAAATCCCCTTCCAACAATTCTTGTAAGACGGGGCACTGCTTGTCAAACATAGCTACATAGTCTCTAGCTTTCTTGCTTTTGATAAACGCTGGTCTACCGCGTATTGTCACAAGCTTTCTGCTGTTCGCTTTCGACGCGGGTTCACCATATATTTTCAAGTCTACTGTTGTCAACGTATTGCGTTCCTGATACATTCGGATTTCACTTTAACACACACTTGTTGGACTCATGGCTAGATTAAAAAATTTCTTACAAGAACTAGAGGACACTGGAGTCATAACTTATGACAATTCAAAACGACAGTTTGTTGGTATTGGAGGACAATGTCCCCTTACCAAAAGACAACCGGATGGGTACGGGCGAAAGCCTCCCCAGCAACTTCAAAGAAATCATCAGCCAGATGAGGGTTAACCAATCATTCTTTATTGAGACTCATAACGAAAATCACCGCAAGGCAAAGACCAACGCAATCAGGTCAGCGATACGCAGACTGCAACAGGATGAAAGCTCTCATGTTTCGATGGATACGAAATTTTCTGTCAGGAAATACGAAGACCCCCACTCAGGGCGAAGTGGACTCAGGGTTTACCGAGTCGCCTAATGAACAAACGCAGGAGTGCAACATGTTCAAAATCGAAGAAGCGCCTAAACCGCCAACGAAGGAATCAATACTTCGGGCTGAGTTTATGGAAACAATTGAGCAGCTTAAATCTGGTCAGTATTTTGATGTACCTTACGACTACGAGGGTCTGGGTAAGGAAAATGTGGTGCGTTGTGTCCACAACTATTTGGGTCAGTTCCGCAAAACCGTGCCAGAGGGAGCCGTTGTCTATTACAGGACGAAAAACTGTAAGGAGGAGAAGGGCGGTTACTCCAGAGTCACCATGTACGAACACGCTGAGTAGTCGGTGAAGATAACCAATCAGTTCAACCTTCCGCAGATTGTTGTAGACGCTCTAACGCAGGATGATTACACAAAAGGCAAGTCCAACAGGTCAGTGACTCAGTTGATCGACAGCCCAAGGGTAGCCATCTTGCAGCGGGAGCATGAAGACGAGATGTCTCAGGATGTGGTCGATTTTCTCTGGTCACGCTTCGGCACTAGTGTTCACGGCATGTTTGAGAAGGCTGTCGAGGACACCACTGCTGTGGGCGTTGTATCAGAGGAGCGGCTGTATGCTGAGGTGGAGGGTTGGACGATCAGTGGCGCGATTGACTTGCAGGAACTGCACGACGATGGCGTATTGGTAAGTGACTACAAGGTGACTTCTGTCTGGTCTGTTATTCACGACAAAACCGAATGGCACAATCAACTCAACGCATACGCTTGGCTTGTGAGATCTGCTAAAGATTTACCAGTCAAAGGGTTAAGGATTATAGCGATACTGCGCGATTGGCAGCGGCGTAAAGCTCAGATGGAGCCAGACTACCCAGACTCACCAATCCATATTGTAGAGATACCAATGTGGAGCGTAGAGGAGACAGACCAGTACATGCTGGATCGGGTGCTGCTGCATCAACAAGCTGAGTTTGATCACATGACTGGAGGCGTGTTACCGCCCTGCACAGGAGCCGAGCGTTGGGAGAAGCCAACCACCTATGCTGTGAACAAAAAAGGCCGTAAACGGGCTGTGCGCGTCCTAACGTCAAGGGATGAGGCCGAAACCTACATCAAATCACTTGGCAAAGACCACTTGATCGAAGAGCGGGTAGGCGAGTCTACTCGGTGCGCTCAAGATTGGTGTCGTGTTGCGAGGTGGTGTGATCAAAATCAACTGGAGACTTGATGTGGAAACGGACAAAGGCGAGCTGCACATGCACTTCAGCTATGACTCAGAAACCGGAACTCTTTCAACTGTGATTGAGCCGATTGAGCCAGAGCTAGTGACTGAAGCCGTGTATGAAATCATGCATTGGTGCGAGACGTTCTTGCACAAAAAGCCCAGATTAGTGGAGGAAGATGATGATCGGGACTGACAAAGAAACCTATGAAAAGATGGTCGCTGTGTTCCAGATAACGCAGATACCAGCACTGAAGATGTCCACCAACAACGGGCAAGCCTCGTTCACTTGGGTCAAGGGCTTCATAACAGGCTTTCCGATGGCGCAGTTTTACACGCTGGAGCCGATTGAAATAGCAATGCTGATTGAGGCTGCTCTAGAAGAGTTCTATAGCGTCCCGAAGAAGTATTACCGAAACAAATTTACGGGGTTCAAAAAAGACCCATTCAGTTCTCAAAACTAACCCATAGCAGGAGTGCAATATGGAAGCTAACGTATCGCTACGCGATATCTGGGATACCCTATACCCAGTCAAATGCGGTGAGGCCGCTAAGCAAAAGAACGGACTAACGTACCTACCTTGGAATGAGGCATGGCGGTTGCTGATGATGCATTACCCCACAGCCCACTACGAGTTTGGCGAGATTGAGATCCACGGTGACGGATCGCAAACTATTCACTGCACAGTAGCTATAGAAGGCCACGCCCGTCATATGTGGTTGCCTGTGATGAACTACAAAAACCAAGCCATTCCGAACCCTAGCGCCCGTGACATCAGCGACACCAAGATGCGTTGTTTAGTCAAAACGATTGCCATGTTCGGACTTGGCTTTCACATCTTCCAAGGTCAGGTGCAGCCGGAAGATACATGGGATGACACTGAGGCTGAACAACCTGTGGCTGAACAAAAGCCTAAGGCCAAGCAGCCGCCCAAAAAGAAACCAGAACCAAAGGCAGACGCTGGTGATGCAGAAGAAGAAGAGTTTTATCTTGCCTTCAATGCTGAGCAAGCGGATGGCTGGGTAGACATGATGATCTCAACAGTTGAGGGCATGGTCGAAACTAAGAAGGGGCTGCGTAGCATGTGGGAGGCAAACAAAAAAGCCGTAGACCACATTCAATCCAAGTTCCCTAAATCCTACGACAGACTTGCGGCTGCTATGAAGGCGAAGCAGGACGAACTTAACAGCAAGGAAAAAGCTAATGGCTAGTTATCCAAAAGGCGAAGGCGGTTTGTGGCCTCACAACAAAAAGAACGAAAAGCACCCAGACTTTAGGGGGCACATCTACATCACCCCAGAGCAGTTAAAGCTTCTCTTGGAAATGTACAAGGAGAATCAGGCGAGTCCAGATCCTGATTTTAAGATGAAGATTGATGTGGGCATGTGGAACCGAGTGGCGAAGCAAACTGGCGCTGAGTACAAATGGCTCGGCACTGAGGTCTACAAAGCGCCCAAGGAAGAGGCTCCGCAGCAACAGGCTGATCCGATTGATTTTGACGAAGACATACCGTTTTAAGGAGTAAACGATGCCAATAGTGGTAAAGATTGATGAAAAAACAAGGATCACCTCTGATCCTTTGAACTGGATAGTGCAGAAGTGGATAGGCAATGAATGGAGGTCTAAAAGCTGGCACCCCAATTACAGGTCGGCACTGCTGCATCTTGGCGAGACTATGGTTCGTGAAAGTAACGCTGAGGATCTAGCTGAGGCCTTAGATCGTGTTGAGGAGGTAATAGACAAGCTTGTGGAAGCGCACAAGGATGTCATAGCGCCTGTAACGGACGATGAAGGGTTCTTGGTCGATGCGTCTTGATATCAAAGGCGCTGGTGTTGGGGAGATACTGGGGCCGATATGCGCCCTAGTTCCCAACCGCAGCACTGAGATCATGGAGTTGTTCTTGAAATGCAAGAAGGGCTTAGTGATTGAGCTAAAGCCTGTGCAGAAGAGCAGAAGCAGGAATCAGGAAAGCTATTACCGTAAATGGTGTAACAGCTTTGCAGATCATTGCGGCATGACGCCCGATGAGATGCATGAAGAAATGCTGTGCATAACATTCGGCAGTGAAGAGGTTCAGACTAGGTTTGGGCCTAGACGCAGGGCGGTGAAACGCAGCGGTGAAACCAGCGTAACAACATATGCACGGTTAATAGATAACCTGATCAATACCGCAGCGGAGATGGGGTTTAAGATCCCAACGCCAAGATGAGGCCTACATACGAAACCAATGAAGACATCGAATACGAGTCTCATGTTGCTGGCTTGTTTGCGAGCAAGCACAACATGCAATGGGTAAGGAATCCACCAAAGTATCCAATAGACATTAGCTTCAGACGAGGGCCAGATATTGTCTTGTTCGCTGAGATCAAGTGCCGAAAGGTACGGAAGGATGTCTACGAAACCTACATGATATCGGTATCAAAGGTTATGGCGGCTAAGGCTTTGACTGATGCAACTGGGGTTCCTTGCATATTGATTGTGAAATGGAAGGATCAGGCTGGGTGGATTAACTTTAAGGAAAAGCCAAACGGTGTCGGTTTTGGTGGGCGCGTTGACCGCAGTGACAACCAAGACATGGAGCCAGTGGTGTACTACGATATCGAAAGGTTTAAGGATTTATAACTGCGAGAAAAGGGCAGGTGAGTGGCAGCATCAGTCTCTCCAACATGGGATCTTGATCTCCCGCAATACAAAGAGGCCCGATGAAGTGTGGATCGCAGCGGCGGTTGACTAGCCGAGTCACCACCAATCGGGTCATCTGCCACAACTGAATTTGAATTGGCTCAGGGTATTCATCACACCCTCCATCACTGTTCCCGTCCGGTGGAGCCGAAGGCGGGGCTAATAAGATCGGCAGCTACGCTTGTGTAATTCCTTCAAGTAAGGCTGCTTGGTAACCCTTTCCCGTCAGGGTGGTCGAAGGCGGGACTTTAATGGAGGTTATTTATGAGCAGTGCATCAGATATTTTTATAGTCCCAAAGGACTACGTTTTTCGCCCACTTGGTTGGAAACAAAGCGCCGTAGTAGTCGATGGAAAAACCATTCACCTGTCATTCAATACGGTCAAAGTCCCTAAGAGCGATAAAGACAACGGGAAGCGACAATGAATAAATTCGTACAAGCAATAAGATCGCAAGAGGCTTACGCAAAAAAGCCTAAGCCACCAAGAGAGCGGGTTATTGCTGACAGGCGGCCACCAGTGAAGGAATCCCAGATCATGCGGATACTGCTGTTACAAAACAAAGGCGTTCAGCCAAGGCACATAGCTGGTGAGGTCGGGGTGCCAGTGCAGACTATCTATAACGTGCGCCAGCGTTACTGCTTGATTGATGTTGAGGGTGAAGGCAAGTGGTACAAGTACTTGGGGGTTTAGATGGACGATAAAGAAACCGTAGAAGAATTCTTAGCCCGTGGCGGCAAGATTGAAAAGGTGCCGTTTGGTTACGTTACAGACAGAGATGGGACTCTTAGCAAGGGCTTTACTGTCCGGCGAACAGAAGAAGGACTGTCTCTGAAGGTGCTGCGTAATGTTCGTGTAAGTCGCCAGAAGTCGAGACGCGGTCTATATAAGTGACGATAGCCTGTCTGCTACGCTCTCAGTGAGCGACGGCAACTGAATGTACTTCTCTAGTGTGGGCACAATCTGCAAGTAATACTGCTCTTGCTCGTTGATCAGCTTCATGTACTCCTGCTTCTCTGCTGCCGACAGGTCTGCTTTTAAGATCGCCCTTCTTTGTTTTCTTAGGTCGGCCAGTAGGGTTGCTGTAGGCTGCAACTGCTTCCTCATCCCTAAGAACTGGCGTTTATTGACTAGGTAATTTTCAAGCTCTTCAGTCCTGCCGTCCTCGTACAGATCCTTGGCGGTCTGCTCTACACGCTTAACGTAGTCCCACATCTCGTAGAAGTCTTCTTTTGCACCGCCACCAAATTCTGAGCCGAAGAACCTCCTGATGATTGGGTATTGAGAAACATCTGTACTTGCAAGAACAGCCCTATTGTCACCCTGCAAACTACTATCCCTCAGTACATAGTCAACAGCGCCCAAGAGATAAACTCCAAGTGTGCCGCCGTAACCCTTCATTAGGTGATCCAGCTTTATTGGACTTATCCCAAGAACACTAGACATGTTCTTGGCTACTTCAGTGGTAGAAGCAAGCTCTTGAAACTGTGGATCTAGGTTGCCTTCTATGAATACTGGCGTAACAGGTCGGCCTGTATACAAGTCGTAGTTCATAAAAGCTTCCATAATCGGCGTTATGGCCTGTGGCGGCTGGACACCAAGCGTCCCAAATGCCGCTCTCTGGATAGACTGCTGAGCCTCTCTTGCTGTGGTGTTATCATTGTATGAGTCAATGACTCGCTCAGGTAACGTCTTAAACAGCAAGCCAACCTCAAACGGGATTGGCACCCGTACTGGGACGCCAGACGGTGTTGGTATAATCCAGTAGTTGTCTTTTATTTCTTCTGTCTGTTCCTTGTACTGCTCATCATCACTAACCATTGTGTAGTAAATAGCTGTGCTTGCAGCTATTAAACCGCCTCTTGCGAATGCACTTCTTGCAGCTTGCCCCCTGTTGAACTCTCTATTTGCACTGCTTTTGCCTGAAAGCCCTCTGTACAACACATCCAAACCTTGAACCCTTGCGTTCAGAAAGGGAATTGTTGCTGTGACTAACCGCATGACAGGACTACTACCACGGCGTCCAAAGTTGAGAACTTCCATTGCTTGGAAGCTTGCTTCAGCTTCGTTGCCCGTGCGAGCAAGCACATCGTTGTAGACTGCGTTTCTTGTTGCTGCGTCAGACCTAGTGGTCGCTTGGCCCATCAAATCCCAAGCTCGACCAAATGTTTTAGCCAGCAAACCTCTTTGATCTACATTCTTGTTTTTAGTTTGCAGGATCTTCCCTGCGTACTCACCGATGTTTTCTGGATCATTCTTGTAATCGTAACCGCCCACAACACCAGTGCGCTCAAGTTTTTCCATACCTTCTGCGTATCCAGCCACCGTGTCGATGATTGGCATAAAGCTAGAGCCTGATGTTACAAAGGCAGACAGAGAGTCTCTGAGCATGTTAGCTATAACGAACCCCGGCTCGCGTGTAACCATCTCTCGAAGTAATCGTGCGGGGAATCCAGCACGCTTGGCGACCTCTCGCTCAACACCGCCAGCAGGCTCAACAGTTAACGACTCATATATTAACGGGTCATCAATTATGAAGTTGCGTCGGTTGCCGTCCACCTTGAACGTAACAACAGCCTCGCCAGCGGTTCTTTGCCCCGGCTTAACTTCCCTTGCAAGCCCGATGTTTCTCATGTCCCTGACGATGCGTTGCTGGGCGACGTTCTTCATGCCCATGCTTATAGCCGCGTTGAGGTTCATGGATATAGCTTCCAGCATGGGTACGTTGATCTCTTTCTCACTACCCTTGATAGCCTTGAGATCCGCGCTGCCAGTTAATCCACCAAATATGTTTGGCGCGTTTGGAGTTTCAGCACCTTCTACTTGGCGATAGAACGGTATGTAGTCAGACTGATCCCGCCACATCTCAGCAGTCTCTGGGTCAACAACACCTGTGTCTTGCAAGAACTGAACGGTGTATCCGTTGTAGTCCTGCCAAGCGTCGTACCAGTCTTTGATGATTGAGTTGCCATTCTCATCCAAGAATGACTCGGCTGTAGCTATGTTTGCTGCGTGGTCTGCCGGAGTTCCGGGCACATCAATACCCTTCGATCTTAGCCTTTCGGCCCTTTTAGCTATTGAGTAAGCCTGAGCTAACTGCTCTAGAGATCCATGCTCTTTTGTGTAAAGCATAGACATCAGGTCAATAAGGCCGCCAATCTTATTGGTTTCACCTCGACTGTTGGTGTGTTCAAAGTCAACAATCTTAGTCATGCCGCCCGTGTAGACCGGGACACCGTACTGTAATGCCGCAGCAGTGATGGCGTTTGCTCTGTCAGCCATAAGAGCAGCAGCCATTGATGATGAATCAGCGAGCAGATCACCGAACACACCCTGATAATTTTCCAACTGGGCATATCTATTGACTGCTTTCTGCTTAAATCTTGTGAGTGCTTTTCTTATCGGCCCTTGGTCAAGGACATTTAGATAGGTCTGTCCCGGCGTGTTTGTAGGCAGGTCTGCAACTACATTATCTAGAGCGGCTTGAGCCGTTGGGCTAACCTCTGGAGCATTTGCCCTAGAGAAAGACGGCATCTCGCTGGGTGTAAGCTCCTGACCTTTGTCTGGGTTGGCTGCTACAGCCTGTGAATACGGATCTGCGCCGGGGTTGAAGCGAGGCACAGTACCCACCGGGCGATTCTCTGCTACCTCTAGGTTGTCTTCTACAACACGGTCAACTTCGCTTTGACCAATAGTTTTTCTTCGTTTTTGACTTTCGGGTAAGTCAAATGGCAGTGCTACGTCTTCAGTCTGTAGCGGTCTGGCAGCATTGCTTCCTCTTCCGCGCCCAGTGGCTGATTCGGATCTCGGTCTGGATACGCCGCTATCAGGTAGTTTTCTCTCGTAAGTGGTTGCTTCGTCGCCTTCAGATATCCCTCCACTGGATCGCTCCCAATCTGGCGGGGTAATGTCTTGCGCGTGTTCATAAACAGCCTCTCTTGCCTGATCCAAGGTTATTAGTTTTTTATTGTATTGCTTCCATATATTGTCTACAACGTCTACATTACTCTTTTGAGACTTGTACTCTGGTCGGAATAGACCTCTGACTGCCTCCCATGTAATAGACTGCATCTCTCTGGGAAGCACGCCACGCTCATTTGCGGCACGACGATATGCCTCTTCGTACAGGGAATACACGCCATTCAGGCCAGTGATCTTTGACGAAGATCCTTTTGTGCCAAAGTTGTGGGACACCTCAAACGCGCTGCCACCCAAAGGCTTGAGCAATCCAGCAGCAACAGCGTGGGTGTCTATGGTGACAAAGCCCAAGTCTGAGTCTGGATCAAATATATTGTTATAGAAGTTTCTAACCTTGTTGGCGCTACCTAATGATTCAGATATGGCATCAATGTCTGGATTTTGTAAGGCGCGAACCCCTTTTGCTATCTCTACCAGAGAACCCCAAGCAACCTTAGAATTACTGCCATCAGCGTTCTTTGCATAGTCCAGCAATCTGCCGTCAGGCGAAACAATCCTATAGCTAGGATCATGGTAGGTCTGGTCAAACGTTCTTATCCACATAGCAGCCAACGTGTCACCAAGCCCCGGCTCATTAAACTTTCTAAGCACTTCACTCAGCGTGCTTGATCCGATTAGCTCAAGCATCTCTCTGTTTTTTGTCTGAGCTTTTGCGCTTATCCCTTTGTGAAAGAATAGCTCTTCCGCTCGGTCTTTCATTTCCTGAGTGAATGGTTGGTTTGCTTGGTTGAAGTAAACATCTATTGTGCGTTCAGCCAGCGATGCGTTTTGATACCAGTCTTTTTGTGGTGACAGATTAGCCGCGACAGCAGATGCCTGCTCCATAGATATGCCGTGTCGCTCTGCGAAACGTCGGACTAAAGCGTTAGCCCCTTTGTACCAGACCTTAGAATTCTCTCTAGTCTCCGCTGGAACTCTGTCGAACAGGTTCAGAAGGTTGCTCTTGACCGCTTCGACAAACGCTTCGGCCTTCTGCTCATTGGTTCGTAGGTTGGCTGCCTTCTGAAGTATCGGATAGAGCTTAGAGTCCTTGATTAGCTCCATGTTCTTGTTGAACACAGTTTTGTCGTTTACAAAGGTTTGGTAATCATTGACCAGCAAATCATCAAGCGGGTCTTCTGTGCGCTTAGCGCCCGTTGGATACCTTGTGCTGACGTTACCTTCTACACCACCACGCTCGACAGGACGCCTTGAGAAAACTGGGCCATCATAATCTTTGTCAACAAGCAGTGGCTTTGTCTTGAAGACAGGAGTGCCGTCCTCTGCAAATCCTTCAAGGTCAAAAGGTATTGTTTTTGGAAACTCCAACTGAAAGGATTCTAAGGCGCTAAGCTTTTCTTCAGGGTCGTACACTCTAGATTCGCTTGTCAGGCCTACTAAACGCCTGTCATCTTCCCTGTACAAAACTCTTGGTCTTGCATCTTTTTCACCGAACCGTAACTCGCCAGCTTCGCCGCCGATGGACGTTAGGGTGACAGGCATTAATGTATCGCCATATCCCTGATCTCTATAAAGCCTAGACCTGTGCCTTCCCTCGTGGCCTGCAATGGTCGCAGCGCCTCGCCTGTTAGCCTTGAACTGAAGAAAGTTGGGCTGGAACCTTTCTCCAGCATCAAACATCTCCTGAACTCGCTCAGTTTTAGAGAACTCAGTTCCCGTCATCGCTAGGTTTAAGAACTCATTAGGAGTCATCATTACAACGGTGGATCTTGATGCTGGGTCTACAGCGTCACGGAATTGCTGATCTACTTCTTTTGGGTCTAAAAATTGCTGAGTGATTGGAGAAGAATCAATGTAAGCCCTGACCTGTTCGTTCGTTAAGCCTTCCTCTCTAGAGAAGACAGGGGCTTCGTCAAAGTCAGCAATGGTTTGCCCTGTTGCTATGGGCACGGGGCGCTCTGCGTCCTCGCCTGTAGTGACAACAGCGCCTCTATCTTGCAGCGCCTTCAACTCTCTGGATGTTCTCTTCTGTGTCTGAGCAAGCGTGCGTATCTGACCGCGCTCTCTAGCGCCAATCGCTCCAGACTCTATGCCGCCTATAACCTCACTGAACGTGTTGAACTTTTCACCCTTTAACGCAGATACCATGTTCCTAAAGAATCTGGCTATGCGCTCTACCAAAGATCTAGGCTTGCCCTGAAGAAGGCTGGGGTCTTTTTTAACAGCCCTTACTAGCTCAGCAACAGACTCCTCTACCTGATCAACAGGCGATAAATCAGAGTAGTTGTCTTGCGCCCATTTCAGGAATGTTCTGCCGTCTGGCATCCTTTTGTTTGCGGCAGCCCTAGACAGCAAGTTGAACTCTTTATTGGTAAACAGATCAAGCTTACGCATGGCGTGGATCATTTCGTGATCCAGTACTTCTAGCAATGCAGCCTCTATCTGAGCCTCTGTCATAGAGGGGTCTGCCATTACTCTGTCTATTGACAAGAAAATAGTGTTCAAAGCTGGGTCGTAATACGCCTCAGCCCTGCCCTCTGGGTCTATCTCATCAGACTTCACAAACAAGCCTGAGCCAGCCTCACCACCAAGAACCATGCTGTCTATATCGCCCTCTCTCCGGGGCCGTATGCCATAGACTAGATTACCGTCTGCATCTCTGACTGCTGTTCTTAATGCGTAATCAAGATTTAACCCCACATCTTCTAGACCAAAGCCCTTCATTGCTTTAGCAATAGCTTTGCGTAATCGGTCAACATTTACCGCTGGCGCAGGCAACGCCAATACCTCAGCTTCTTGCTCTACAACAGGCTCTGCCTCAACGGGCGCTTGTGGCTGTAGCAAACCTTGCTTTTGGATTTCTTTTCTTATCTCGTTAAAAGCTTCGGCATCCCTTGGGTTATTTTGTACATCAAGGCCAGTTCTTTCTTTAAGAATTGCGTTGGCGTTTGCACTACCAGTTGCTTGGCCTTGCGTTTCTTGTGCAAATTTAACTGCGGATCGGAACTGAGCGCCTGTGTACTTAGGAAGCTTAAAGACGGGTAGTTTTGTGGGCTTGTCGAACCGTGGTAGGGATCTGAGCTTCTGATACAACAACCTAGACTCAGCCAATGACAAATCATTTACCGACTTGATGGTCTTCTTGCCTAGTATTCTGCCTGCAAGATACTTGATCTCAGGAGAGCCTACTTTTGATGTAATGTTCTTAGCTTTGAGAAGCTGCTCCATCTCTTGGAAGTTGGCGTCAACATTACGCATGACACCCTTCTCAACAGCGGCTTTGCCTGTGCGATTGTTGAGTTGGTTTGCGTAGACCCTAGCGTCGGCTTCTGTCTTGAACTTAACAAGCTTAGGCGGCTTTTTCTTCGGGTTTGCTTTGATTGCAGCGTCTTTTTCTAGGGTGGTCAGAGGCCTGCCTTGCAGGATCTCACCAGCACTGCTCTTCACTATCGGGTTGTTGTTTTTGCTTAGGCCAGCCCTGTACGTTTCAGTCTCAGGTAAGCCATTCACCCGTGTATCGCTAAGGTTGTATAGCTGATCTTCTTTGAGAACGCTTCTGACTTCTTCAATCGTGAACGTGTTTGTTACTGGCAGCCCTTGACGCAGACGCTTGGCGTTTATGCGCTGAGATGCTGTCATCTTGGTAGGGCCAACCCTGTCCTGCATTAACACCTTAACGTCGGCTGTTTCATCAAAGCCACGGTCTTGCGTTGTCTCGGCTGCGCTGTCTACGGCAACAGAGCTATATGTATTTGAGTCAGGATGATTTGCAGCAAAGTTGTAGGCCTGCAACGAGGATTCTTGATCGGCGTCGTATGATTCTGGTGATGATGTGATCACCGCGTCTCCACCAGAGAACACGTTGTCATTGATCATTTCATCGTTAAGGAACCCAGCAAGAGCAAATGCATCTTCAGAGTTCTGTAAAGGCACACCGTATTGCTGACCGTTGCTGTCTTGCACTGTGAATACAGGGACGCCTTGAGCGTCAAGCTGTGTGGTACTAGCGCCTACACCACCAAAATCTTCTGGTAACTTAACAGTGAACGTATTGTCGGCTGATGGAAAGTTATCGCCCATTGTTTGGCGAATTGACTGTGCATATGCAAGCATTGGCTGCTTGGGATATCGACGCTGTATGCCTTCGGTGGGCTGTGCAACTGTGGTGATTTGGAATCCAGATTGTTGCGGTACACCATTGACTGAGGTTATTACTTCACCGCCGCCGGGAGCTTCTATGTAAGTCGTGACGGATTCTGTGGGTTTCCCTTTGTTTCTTACTCTGGTCTTTTCCTCTGCTTGAAATGACTCGCCATTGGGAGCAGTCAACGTGATTATTCTTGATGGCGTTTTAAGCTTAGATGTGAGCGCCCTGCCTGTGGGAGGGGCTATCTGGGATGGGTCTACTGGAGCTTCACCCGCAACCCTGCGAGCTTCATTAGCGGCTTGACGGTCAGCGGCTGCCTGAGCGTCTATATTTGCTTGTGCCGCCAAATCGCCAGCAAGGGCTTGCTGCCTAGCAGCTTGCGCGTCTTGTAAATCTTCTCTGAGTTTGCCCTCAGCCTCTTCTGCGGCTTTGAAGGCTCCTTTGTTGCGCCTACCAGCGGCTGCGTTAAGAAGCAGGTCAGCGCCTGCACCGACTGCGCCACCAATAGTGAAGTCATCAAACAGGTTGCCACCGCCTATCTCTAGAGCCTCGTTGTATACGCCTTGTTCTACGGCGTCCTGAAGCAAGCTTGCAGAAACTTCCTGTATACCTTCCATCGTGCCTGTACGAAGAGCAGAGCTAAGTCTTTCCCTGATTCCTGAAGGCAACTTGTCCCCAGCCTCTATACCTCTGAGCCTTCTCAGCAGTGCCACGGGTGTTACTATTTCACTCAAGCCTACGCCGCCACCAAGCAGCACAGCTAAATCTTCTTCGTCTTGCGATACATCTAACCCTGAGTCACGGGCAGCTTGTATTCTTTGCGCCTGATCACCAGCGCCTGTGCCCACAGCAAGAGTTCCCGCACCTGCAACCTCAGCAATCTTTGCTCCTTTTGCTGCGGATATACCTTTGCCAGCTAGTCCAGCAAGCCTTACTGCGCCAGCAGGGGTAAAGAATGAAGCAAATGAACCCACACCTTCGCCAAACTTAGTAAGCCATTGATCCCTGTACGCAGCGTCAGCACCCATTGCCTCATCAACTGCGGCTCGACCTTCTCTAGCAGCGCGTACCAGATCATTCTCATCGCCGCTATCTATTAACTCTTCAAGGCCTATCGCGTTAGTGCCAGCATCAGCAAGCTCAGCTAAACCCTCGCCAGCAGACAAGAACGCATTGGCAAAGCCGCGACCTATTCCCTTGGCGGTCTCAAAGGCTTGACCAGACGCGGTTCTTTCTCGCTCGTAATAAGCCTCAAAAAGCTCTTCCATATCTTGCGGTGTAGGAGGAACTTCTCCTGTTACGCTTATGGTTTCTCCGGTAACTGTATCTTTTATTCTATAGCTGGGCATTATTAGTCAAAGGCATAGCGAGAAGTTGCGGGAGTGGCACTTTGTGCTGCCGCTACCGTTGGATCAGCAGGACTTGCAGCAAGGGCGCTAATGTCTATGCCATAGTCTTTTGATAACTGTTGAAGAAGTTCTTGTTGTCTGGCTAGATAAGCCGCCTCATTTGCCAACCTTCCTTGGGGAAACTCTTCTTTTAGCTGTTCAGACACAGCTTGTTGAAGTCTTCGCAGGTTCTGAGGTGTGGCACCAGTCCTGCTCTCTGCTAAAGAGTCGTAGTATCTGGCCCTCACAGCCCTGTCACGGGCTTTCTCGCGCACATCCTGTGCAGCAACGCCAGCCTTAGAAAGACCTTCTGCGAAGTCACCCTTGGCAATACCCGCACCAAGCTGTATCAGAGCAGCGCCTAGAGCCTCTTTCTTGGCTAAATCTTCTTTGGTAATCAGACCCTCTTGACGGGCTTTTCTAGCGTCTGCTATGTATTGATCAGCCTGTTGTTGTGCTGTTTGCACTGTTTTCTGATCGTCATCTACTGGCTGAGCGCCTTGTTGGGTATTCAGCGCAATGTTTGCTTCAGCTAAATCTTGTTGCTCTTGACTAATGTTTGGATTTTGACGTATCTCAGCAAGTCGTCTTTCTTCAGCGCGTCTTTGCGCTTCTAGATTTCTGCCTCTGAGGCCAGTTTGTTTTGGTGGAACAACGCCTGTTTTGGACTGATCCCTTCTTGCCTTTCTGCTTAAACGAGGACGTTCTTTTTCTTCAACAGCCTCCGCTTCATCAGCCGCTGCAGATTGCTCAAGCAAGGCTAAAGACGCCGATATATCGGTTGCAGCAGGTCTTACCTTATCTTTTGGCTGTGCTTTCAAAGCATCTTCA